TTTTAGTGTCGCCGAATGGGCTGTCGGGATGATCTAAAACGCTAGTAACTACGGCAGACGGTGCTGGTGGAGCGGCGGTTATGTTCTGCGGGCTTTTAACGTAAGAGTAAATTATTCCGGATTCTAGATATCCATACTTATCTTCATTGTGAAGCATGGCCTCTACATTAAAGATTAAGTTATTAGAATTTTCTTTGGTGGATACTACTGAGTATAAGTTGTTACTTTTCTGGTCTAGTTTAACTATGCTCCATGTTGATTCGTTTACAATATCTTTTCCAACGGATGAAAACATATCGCTCGTATAAGATATCTTGGTGCCACTGATCTCTGAAGATCCACTAATAGCCACGTTTGAAATTGTTATGCCCGCGGTAGACGGAGAGAAATCAAAGGTTTGTACGTGAGAATTTCTAAATGAGCTTTGGTCGCTCTGTGTGGAAATGTCAACTATTGACTCGTCGTAAAAATAACTTGGAGTAGTTAGCGTTAGGGAGTAGTTTGAAGAAGAATCTAAACTAACTGACCTGTCTAAAATTATAGATTGACTAGCTCCAGAGACAGTTCTGCCCGCTAAATTTTCTTCAGATCTATTTTGGTCTGTTACCCTAATAATATCTCCGGGCCTTAACAGCATAGCTTCGGGTCCTGTTGCGAAAGACACCGTTTCGGTTTGTTCTATCTCTGTGGATAGGATCCATCTTCCCATTCTGATTGCTTGAGACCTACTCGTGCAAGCGAAGGCGGTAACTTCTTTTTCTACAACCCCATACTTTCTTATGCCCTCGGTATTTTCAACGTACTCCACTGCTGGTTTGTACATGTTGTCTCTATCATTGTACCTAACATAACAAACTGTTGGAATACTTTGTTTGGTTGTAGAAGAGTAAGTAAAGTTACCGTCTACGACATTAGCGTTATTGTATAGGGCTATTTCATCACGAGGCTTGTCGCAGGAAACATTGACCCTACCAAATCCGTAATAAGCTATAGCTCTAAAGACGCTAGCAAAATCCTTTATTACCTTAAACGCTTCCTCTCTTGTGTTGATTAACACGTTGCACGTAAACCTAGGTTCGTAACCCCCTTGCCCATCTGAAACTAGTTGGTCGCAAAATTTAGCAATCTCATACAGCGTCCATTTGTCAACTTGTACATCACCTAAGAATTTACCTACGCCATATCTTTTGTTAGTAATTAAATCATAAAATATCCAAGCTGGATTATCGGTCCACTTTTTGTCATCTTGGAAAGTTCCATCCCATATGTCGCCTGCTAAAGCTCCGTCGTAATTATACTGTCTGGAATCTGGATCGTACCCAGTTGGCACTTTTACTTTTAGTAATTTTAGATCATAACTTCTATTAGGTACTTGAGAAAAATACTCAGCATCAAACTTTAGGGAAGCTATAGCTGAGTTGGGGTAGGCTAAAGTATCGTTTGAGATCTCTGTTATATTTTCAATAAAACTTTGATTTACTACGTGACTTTCTATTGAGTCCAGAGTTGTTCTTACAACCTCTATTTCCCAGCCGGTTAGTTTATCATTAACTAGGTCTTGATCTAAGTTGATTGTGTAGTCATGTATATATGGACTTCGTATTAAGCCTCTAACTACAGAGGTTAGCGGCTTGCCTGTCGACTGATTATTGCCCGCGCCACCAACGCCATACCACTGCCTGTTTACACTAAGATCAGCGTTGCCGAGCTTATCCTTATAAATTGGCCTGTATCTGTATTTGAATACTAGTTGACTGCCTCTTACTTGACCCACTTCTTCATCTGGCCAAGTGCCTTGGGTTAAGTTCGGGTCGCTGGCTACCTTGGTGTATGTCAACGCTGGTATTTTTATGTTTACCCTTATGGACTGTAAATTGTCGTTGAAAAATCTATAAGTCTTGGGATAGTAATGAAAATCTTGCGCTTCGTTTTGTCCTGTGTCTGGACCCCTTAGTCTTTCACTGATTGTTCTAGTTTTTTCTACCGGGTCAGTTGTTCCATACCAAGCTTCACCACTTGTTATTCCTGACACCGTACCGGGAGCGATGGCTGCTTCTACCGCTTGAAAATTGTAGTAGCCATTACTGTTAACAACAGGCGTATCATTTAAATAAATTGACCTTAACCATGACTCTGGCTGGGTTGACGCATAGGATTTAAATTCGCCAGTGGTCCAGCCTATTTGCCCTTCTTGCGTATCTCCTGTTGGTATCCATTCTCCACTGACTATGCCTTCAATTTCTCCCTCTGATAGTAGGTCAACCGTTCTTATGGTACTTCTGCTAGTTAAATAGCCAGTGGTTCCCTCGTACTCATGACCCGGCGGGAAGACTCCCGATATAACGCCCTCACCCGAGTTATCAATTAAAACAATTCTGTCTTCGCCGTAGGTACCGCTATTGTTTGCGTTTATACCGTCTACACTAACGCCAAAAACTAAATTTGTTTTTGAAGGGCCTAAGTATTCTAGTATGTTGTTTACTACTGACATTTTATCTAAGTTTTCCAGCCTCTCTAACTAGTAGTTTTCTAGTGCCATAGGTGCTCATGATTACCTGACTACCAACTATCAATCTACCATAGCCTATTGGTACGGGCCCACCTTCGTTTATTACGTTGACGGGGCCGCTAAATAAGTATGAGTTGGCTAACTGTGTTGGGTCCGAACTCGGGTTTACTATTTGTCTTTGCTCTGGGTACTCGGGTGGTTCTGACAGTAGCGTGCTAATACCGTTTGTTATTAAGGCTATACTGGTTAACGCTGCCATTTGATTCGTAGCTGTCGCCAACCCAACGCCACCCACAAGAATACCAAACCATCCCATGAATGAGCCTTCCAAACACGGAACAATGTCTATTTGTTCTATGTCATTTCTTTCTAATGTAAGGTCATTGTAAGTCTTGTCATCAGAGGGGGTAGTTTTTTGATCATTAATCAATACATCATACCTAGCGTATGAATTTTCTTTTCTTATAAAGAATTTTCTTATTGCGTCGTCTGACTGCGAGTTTATAGCGTGGATAGCTTCGCTGACACTAGTGACGTCTATATTCCATTGGTCTTTACCAACTTCCTCTGCTAGCTTTCCATGTAAATTAATAATAGCCATTTAAATATATTCTAAAAATTTTTGATTTTTAACACAGTACATTATTAATGGTAATCCATGTGCTCTGCTAACTTTTTTATCTGCATCGGAGAATACACCAATCTCATCCTCTGTGTGCGAGTGATAGTATGCGGTTATTTTTCCTAAGTTAGATACTTTAACGTATTCGCTTGCGGTTATTCTAAAGTTATTTTTTTTATCACCAGCGGTGTTGGCGCACCTTTTCGATTCGAATTGATTGTCTGACTTGTATATGATGCCGCAACATTCGTTAGGCAATTCCGCCTGAGCGTGCTCAGTTATATCATTTTTAATTTGTTCGGTCAGGTATCTCATTATTGGACGCTTGTTCTAGTGTTTGTTCCGGGGAAACCGCCGAAAGGTAAATACGTGTTTGCTGGCCCCTTGTCTGTTGCTGGTGGGTTGGTAAATTTTTTGCCCGCGCCCGAGGAGCCCCATCTAAGTTTACAGCCGTCCATGGATTTAGAGCATCTATCCGCTTCCCAGTATTCACTATTGGGTGGTGGATTTCCGCTCGGTACGCTTTTCTTAGCTACGTAGTAATAGTTTACGTCATCTTTCGAAAGGTAAACCACTTGACCTGCTGTAAAGGTATTATTTGGTCTACTTTGTAAATCACTGATATAATCTATTACCGAGCTAGAAGTTACGGCTGTCGGATCGTACGAGCTTGAGCCGTCTGACCCAGTTATTATTCCCGTTAAGTTTTTGTTTTCGTCATTTGCGATTGGTGGGGCAAAGTCTGGTAGGTGTTCAGTAGCTCCATGCTCAGAAACAGAACCTAGATTTTTAAATTCATAGCAACACCCTTCTCCTCGATAGGTAAATGGACAGCGGTTAGCTAAACAAACTCTACCGGGCACTTTAAAATTCTGTATATCTAAAACAGAGGATAGTTCGAACTGTATGCCGTCTTTATCTTCGCTAATCTTTCTCTCTACAAAATAGCTTTCCTTTGGAAACTCTGGGTTATTGTTAAATCCGCTAGTAAACTCTCCTACGCCCTCTAGGTTATTAGCGCTATCTAAAAATTTGTAAAAAGTCCTAATCCTTGAAACTTTGGCGCCGATCATATTTTCTAATTCAAGAATGGCTCTTTTTAGGGATAAAAAATAGTTATTAGACACGCTTTCTTCAAGCACTCCTTTTAATGACGTCAGGGTTAGTGTTGGTCTAGGCAAGGAACCGTTAGAGTTCACTTCGAAACCATCCGCAATTATGGGCATGGGGTAATAAGTCTCACCTCTGAAGAGAATATTTTTTTGATTAAAAGACTCTTCGTTGTGAAATCTTAATACATCATGAGGCAATGCAGTAGAATGCAGATTTAAGGCAGACTTAATACTAGACAAATCTATTTCGTACAAGGACACTATAGAGCTAGACTCTAAAGAAATTACCTCTTTAGATATACTTTTAAGCGTGTTCTGCGCTGTAGTGGTAGTTATTTTGTCTGCCATACCTTATATGCCTCTTATGAGACCTCCATAAATTCACACTGTATATTATAGTTGTCAGCAAATACAAATGTGCTATTAAAGCTTTTGCACACGAATTTTTTAATCAAGGAATACGGCTTGGGAGCTTTAAAGTAAAAGTGTCCGTATCCCTCTCTCGTATGTAAAAAGTGGAGAATTGCGGCAGCTTCGCGCTCATTTCTACTTTCGAAACTTAATGATAAATTTAGTCTATTGTTATTTATCCCCTTTTTAATTCTTTGTTCGTAGCCGTCACCAAATTGTACAGAATGAATTGAAGGTTCGTGATTTACGGAGACATTGTAAGAGGGTGACCAGAAAAAGTAGGGTTCAACTGTGGAGACTGAATCAATAGTTATATTTATATAACCGTTCCAAAAAGATGAGCCTACCGCGGGCGTGGTCCCGTCATCATTATCTTGCGAAGCGTACCAAAATTTATCGCTATTTTCTACTATGTCGTTCTTTTTGTAGTCTGTTCCGCCTACCCACGACGATATGTTGTATATTGATGCCATATTCCTTGTACCTTTCTATCTTATTTACACTATAATAGTGTAATTATTAGTGGAATGTAAGCAAAAAGATGGTTAATTACTCTCAAAATCAAGTTAGAGTCCGTATAGGTGGAAATGATTTATTCTGTGACAGTGCCGCTATATCCTACAGTGTCGATGTTGCCCCAAATTATACCATAAATAGCAAAAATGCTGATGAGTATATTGCTACTAGACCTCCGAATGGATCTCTCAAAATCACTTACTTCCTAACTGGCTCAGACCCAATCTCTAATAGGATACATGATGAGCAGACACCTACATCAATAAATTTTAATAGTTTAACTGTGTCATCTGGATATCTGGATAGTTATTCACTGTCTTTAGCGCCTCACGGCTCAATCAAGGCTGATGTTAATTTTTCTTTTTATGAAAAAGTCGGTGGAACTTTCGCTACTTCTCAACAGTCTTTGTCTGACGTTCCCCCTTTAAATGCGTCTGATTTAAGTTTGGAGAATGGTTCTATAGTATTGTCTGACAACATATTGGATTTAAGTTATAGTTATCAAACTACATTTTCGCCAGCGTATGTCGTTGAAGAAAACTTTAGCGCAGACGGTGTTAACGTACAGGGAGTGAGCCCTAATCAGAAAAAAGTTTCCGCTAGTTTTAGTTTATACGATTACGACTTGTCTTTGCCGGTATCGGGCAAAAGAGAGTCGTTTAAAATTAATTTAAAAGATAAAAATAATTCTAGCGTTCAAAGTTATTACATAAACGGACAGTTATCTTCTAAGGATTTTTCAGCGCAGGTCGGTAGTACGCCGAGTTCTAGTTATGAAATAGTGCAAGCTACTCTTGGGGGAGAGACTCCTACGGTTTCCGGCATAACTCCATCCGCTGGGGGTGTTGGATCTACCATCATGGTCTCTGGCGACAACCTACTTGATGTAGACCATGGTTATATAGGAGAATACGAATGTGAAGTATCCGGCTCACCATCTTATAACTCTACAACTGAGCTATATGAGGTGGATCTTATTGTGCCTAGAGAAATGCTAAGCGGGTACATAGCTCCAGTTAAGGTCATCACTAAAGCAGGTGAAGCCTTGGGTCAGAGCTCCTCGGTCTTCACCTGCGATAATGGGACACTTAACTTCTAGCTTTGACTTTTTTAAGTCTTTCGATTAACTCAAAAGTTTTTAGCTTCGGTATATCGCTCAGGCTTTCTACTGCGTCAAAGCCTTCTGAGTCTAGTTTGGCTTTTAACTTTTCAAATGAAACTCCCTTTTCATTCATGACTGCCTGAAGCATGCTTCTCGGGTCCATCGACGTGTCGGAGGTAGCCATTGATGTGTTTGTTGCTGTAGGCGGTGCGTCTGCTCCTCCCAGTTCTTCTTTACCAACAATGTTAATCTTTAAGAAGTTGCGTACACAGCGAACAAAGGCTCGGTTTTCTGCGATTGGTCCGAGGAAATTGCTGGCAAAACTATTTGTGTTACGGGGTGATGCGTCACCGATTGCGGAGAATGTAACTTCCCGCCCTTCTGTTTCGTAATTTGGGATCCAACTAATGCTGCATGTTGCCGCGACGTATTCGTGGTGCGGAGATACGATTTCGTATTTTACATCAGTAAAACCTCTAATTTGCGCTAGCTCTTTAATACCTCCAAGGAGAATAATTAGCTGGTAGTCTTTTAGCTTAGTTACGTCTGTTTCACTTGTGCGATCTTTGTTTGGTACTAGGTGCTCTGGTTTTACCATTTTGCGCCAATCAATAAGTCCATCCTCTGTAAAGAGGTAATCGACGCCATTGATAAGCCCGTCTTCGTTACGGTCGATTTTCTTCATAAGTTATATTATAGGGTACTTCCGAACGCGGGTCAAGAAGTCTTTTTCTTTAAAATTAACAACCTATCCAAGTCACTCCATAGTTCTTGGCAATCAAAAAACTTGAGAGGCTTGAAACCCTCGTTGTAGTTCATCGGTGTTTTTTCTTCTGGTGAATAGGTGCCGTATATAGCCTTGTTTCTAATAACTGTTACTCCACTTTTAAAGTATAGGTTATCAAAATCAATATCATTATGATCTTTTAAAAATTTATCCTTCGTCATTAATGGGTTATTGAGAATTGAAGCTACATCTATGTAATCAAGTTTTAGCTTGTTAAATGATTCATCATCAAGGTGTGACATCAGGAACATGTTTACTCCCGTAGCTTTAAGGGAGTGCAGGTAATCAATATGACTAGAGTCATTTATAATGAATACTAGTTCTGTAATTGATTTTTTAAAATGTTTTACTAGGTCTAGCCTGATTGGCTTATCGGTAACTAACGAACAGGCACACTTTTCTAGTTGCGAGGCGCATACCGCTTCGTTAAAGTGCTTGTCCATTCTTAAAATTAATGAATCTACCCCAAAGTCTTTCCAGTTTCCAATTTGATTGGTTGGGACGACTTCTATTCTTTTTTGAGCGTAATGCTTACCAACGTAAACTGTTTCAAACTCATAGGTATATTCTATATCAAGTAGCTCGCAGACAGCCTCGGCTACTTGTTCCGGTTTAATTCTGTCTATTGTTTTCGGGTGTTCTTGATTAGCGTAACTGGGGCACTCATCGTCTTTTAAAGAGCTAATCAGCCTTACATCTTTTGCGTCGCTCCAGTATGGACCGGAGTTTTCAGGTAACATATTTGAGTAAAGAGCGACTATCTTTTTTTGATAACCTGAAGCTATATGAACCCCGAAACTATCAATCCCTAAGTGCAGCATAGCGTTTTTAATCAGGTAGGCGGACTGGTTTAGGGTGGTTTTTCCCATCATTGCCATAGTGCCTTTGATTTGCGGTTCTCTACTGGAACCGATTTGGACTATGTGAATATTTTTTTTGTTAAATATGGGGCGAAGTATATCTAGCACCTCTTCCCAATAGGAGTATTTCCTAGAGTCAAAGGATGCCGTACCAAATGGCTGAAAAGTTATATACCTATCAGTACTCCACTGTAATGGTGCATAGGACTCGTAAATATAAGGCTTGTCAATCTTGGAGCCTGAGTTAAGAGCGAAGGATTCTAGTATATGCATGTTACGACTCTAGTAAGTTTGAGGTCAACTTATACAGAATTAATGCTGCCACATTACAGATGGGAGCTAGCCATAAACTGTCCGTCAAAACAAAAGTGAGTATAACGGACATCCACACAGAGAAACATAATGGACAAGTAATTAATCTAATAAAAAATGAATTTTTATTTTCTAATAAATACCCGTGGTAATCTAGAGTTGCTATTTTCTCTTGCTGTTTTTCGTATTCGGTTACCTCAAAAAACTTAGCTCCACCGACAAGTTTAGCGTACTCAACAAAAGCATCACTATTAAACCAAACTAGCATAACTAGTGTGATTAAGCTGATTAAAAATATAGTTTCAAAAATCATTAAAAATCAATATGCTCATATTTACCGTTGTGCTGAAAAGATACTTGACTGCCAACATTATTAGTTGCGAATAGCTTAATATCAAATTCTTTGGCTATGTCAAGAGAAGACATGTCTCTAACGTAAATATCATTAAAGACAACTTCTTTAATTCCGTAAGCTGCAATTGTTTTCATGCAGTCGTTACATGGAATGTGAGTACATGCCAATAAATAACATTCCCCCGGTTCGGTATACCTCAACGCATTAACTTCTGCGTGGACCACTCTAACTCTCCTGTGATCTCTTTTTTGCCAGTTTAATTTTACTCCTGAAGGCGCGCCATTATACCCTAATCCAGCTACGCTATTATCGTGACGAAGTAAGCATGCACCCACTTTCATAAAGGGGTCCTCGCTTCTTTCGCTCGCAACAATCGCAAGTTTTAAAGCATAAGCTTTCCAAGTTAGTCTTTCGGGGGTGTCACTCATATTAACGAGAGTAAACGTTTTTGGGTCTACCGAATGTAGTCTTAACGGTTCCTACTTTTCTTAGGCTACCGTTTACTAATTCACTACGCATCTTCTTGCGCAGGGATGATGAAGAAAGCGCCTTGTTGGATTCAGTCAAGTTTTCGAACGTGAACTCTGCATTTGGCCAGTTTACATTAACCTTGGGTCTGCCACGCCTTGGGGGCGTTGAGACGGTTGGTTGGGCAACTTCGGACTGAGTAACTTGGACGTTTTCTTGTTGAGTATTTTCTTCGTTATTCATATACGTATATAATACCATGTATCTATTTATTGGCAAGTTTTTTCGACAATTATTTTTTAGTGAGCTATAATATAGATATGACTATCCTCGAGGCAACCGGCCACCTATACAATTGGTATACCGAACACGACACTTTTTGCATTGATAAAGATTTTTTGAGCTTAATCACAATCACCGAGCACCCAAATCAGGACAAGGCTACAGTGTTGTGCGGCTTAAAGAAAATGAAAGAGATGGGTCTGGTTAGTGACGAGTGGAGCCCTGACAATCATCGGCAATACTGGGTGCTAAATAAGTCACTGGCTTCTTTCGAGCAGTCTGTTACCGTGTCTCCTGACTTAGCTGTAACTATATCTAGCATAATTAATAGCTTCTGTGATAGAATAGAAGATGATAAAGAAAAATGTGACCCAACAAATATAGAAGAAAAAGACTTAAAAAATTTAATTTATATTGCTAATCTTTTAATTTCAGAAAAGAAAGATATTGACAATAATTCGGAGACGTAGTACCTTCATTCAAAAGGTTGAATTCCTTTTAAGCTCGCTGAGAGTAAACAGTGGAGTTTTCCCGAGATGAGATTTCCCGAATCAGGGCTTTTGGCAGAAGTCTATATTCAAGGGTATGCCTAGGATTTTATACGTCCTAAAAAAACTAGTGGGTAGTTCCCGCTGCAATGCCCCGGCGTGTTGTGGTTGACCATTGTAATGAGTTTTTAAGCACAGTTTCTCACCCTATATGGGAGATGGTTCTCGAAAGAGTTGCGTATATGTCTTGAATGTCCCATCAATTAAATCACTGGGTCTAAGAAAAATGTTTCTCATATACTAACGCAAGACCCTCCTAGTGGGGGTTTTGTGTCCTATGTTCTAGAAAAATGTAATTCCCATATAAAAACGTTAACGCTTTAGTAATTCATGATATAATTCAACATCTTCCGCGTAAAGCTCCTCTATTTTTCTGATAGACTTGCTGGTGAGTTTCGTTCTGTTTATCTTGGGCGTTCGGTTTGTTTTTTTAAGTTCAACCTTAGGGTAGCCTATCTTGTCTAAAATAAAATTAAAATCTTTTTCTAAGTTATCAAACAGTCCTATAAAGTCCACCTTAATCTGGTTGTCTATTTTTATAAAAAATGTTTGTTTTAGGAAGTGGGGCCTACGTATTGGGTTAGCTGGATGACTGTGCCATTCTTCTATAAAGGTATTTATATCACCGTCGTATTCACTTAAGTATTTATGAGTGTTTTCATTGGCTCCCGGCTTCTTGTACTCACAATCCCTCAAATAGTAAAATGCTGACACGAACCGGTCCACAGGGTTTCTAACGAAGCAAAACTTAAATAGAGACTCAACATTGTAGCCACTGCTTACATACTTAGAGATAGGCCAATGCGGAGATATTTCTTTATTAAAAAACGGGTGCCGATGACCCCCGAGCCCCCACTCTTTCATTTTAAATTTAAAATTCCTTACACCCGCTAAGGTCTGACTAATAGAGGTGCCAGCGTTTTTGGGTATATGGATAAATAAATAATTATGATTCATTTCATACTACTTGGTAAATGCTGGTACTCTATATCTATATACATCAGTCTTTGAGTTTTGGAGCACAAAATTACGTTATTCTTCCTGACGTCCATCCTCCCCCTGTTCATTCCTGCTTTTCTTAGGCCTTCTCGCACTCTCCGCCTAAAGGTTTCGTCATGATCTTTCCACCATGCGAAAGTTCCGTTTATTTTTTCCATCTCTAGCCCGTAAAAAAGATCATTATTGAAACTTATTAAGTCTCCACATTTTGGCGCGAGGCCTTCTTTGCTAAGTCGACCGTGAAATTCTGCTATTTTTTCAATTTGAGCTCTATTACATTGTTGCCATAAGAATTTTTTTAAGTTATCATTAAGGAAGGTTATCTTACTCAGTTGTCTTTGTATGTACATACATTTGCCGAATAATTTTATAGCAGAATCAGAGTCTTCATTATAAATAAACGCATTTCTACCACCAAATGTGTACCAATTTTTATTTTTTCTAGGAATCAAATGTGAAGTGGTTGGTTGGTAGCTTTCAGCATGAAGTACGCCCCTTGGTGTCGGCCAGTATTCAACGCCGTCAATTAAAATAGTTTTTTTATTTATGTCTACAGAGAATGAGGCTAACCGCATATCTTACATTACACATTAATAAAAAACATCTTGACTTTTTGATTGAAATACTTTACATTAAATTCACGATGAATTTACGTATGCCAATTGGGATTAGCGGAGTTGCAGGCGCGGGCAAAGATTTATTTTTTTCTTTACTTTGTAAACACATGAGCGTTAGGAGGTTTGCTTTAGCTGACCAACTTAAATATGATTGCAATCAATGGTGTTACGATCAGTATGACATTGAACCTATAGATTGCAGCCGAGAGGAAAAGGAGCAGATCAGAGAGTTTTTAGTTTTTCACGGAGTATTCAAACGCAGGCTCACCAACGGTAGGTATTGGGTAGATAAGTTAACCCCGAAGGTAAAGCAGTTCTTAATTAACGCCCAGACTGATGACATCCCAGTAATCACAGACATTCGTTATCAAGAATATGAAAAGGATGAAGTCTACTGGTTGAAGAACGAGTTAGAAGGCGTACTTGTTCACATTTCTCAGTACGTAAACAAAGACGGAAAGCGCGTTTGGAAAGCTCCAGCTAATTCCGAAGAGGAGCGCCAAGACCCCATTTTAAAGAACCACGCCGACTTCTCTATCGAGTGGGAAAAAATAAAATGTGACAATCCGGAAGAAAGCGAGTATCTTAATCAAAAGGTAAAGGAATTTGCGGATTGGTACAATGGCGAAATTGAAAAACAGCAATGAAGAAGACATAAAATTAATTAAATTAATTAAAAATAACAATTGTAGTGATAGTTTTACAAAGATTATAGACAAACACGGTAATTTATTTTATTCTATGTGCAACAAGTTCGGCTCTAAGCTGGACCTAAACGAAATATACAAAGACAGAGACTTCGTCGTTTACAAAGCGATAACGACATACGACTCCAAAAAGGGAGCTAAATTTTCTACTTGGTTAGCAAACTA